CTGCGCATCGAGATATTCCTGGAGGAGGCCCGCAAGTGCATCTGCAACCTCGCCACCACGCAGGTGTCTCAGGTGGCGGCGGCACCGCAGAACCTCTACCTGCCGCGGCTGCTCTCCGCCGGACCGGACGCCGCGGCCACGGGGAAGGGGGTCATCGTCACCACATCCAATATCATTGTGGTGACAGCCACTACGCAGGCTTCCCCCTGTGTGGTCACCGTCGGCGCCACGGCTGACACCTACCAGGACGGCACGGAACTTACGCTCTTTGGCTCTACACCGTCAACGTACAACGGCGTTCGCTACATGAAGCGAGTCAATGCCACAACACTCGAGCTGTTCACAAATCCCGCTATGACAACGCCGTTCGACAGCACGACCTTGGGGGCGGTGACCAAACAGCCCACCGTGACCGTCCTCCATGTGGCGTACAGCACGTTCCTGCTGCAGCAGGCCAACGCCCAGATCGCGACCAAGCAGTGCCCGTTCGTGGTCAACCAGTCGCTGAAGCTCTGGAACCCCAACACACCTACGATGGTCGGAAAATCACTGACTGGCAAGATCAAGAGTATTGAGCAAGTGACCGATACTGATGGTACAACCAAGCGCCTGAAGATCACGATGAGCCGGCCGACGCTCTTCACAGTGGCACTCCCAGAGAACTCGCTGCTGGCCTGCAACACGGCGGCAATCGTGACCAACTTCAACCCGCAGTTCGTGATGGACGAGGTGGAGCTGGTGCTGCAGAAGATCATCATGCCGTCCGGCTACGTCTCCACGATGATGAAGAGCATGAAGGAGAACGGCATGATCCGCTACGACTTCAACGCCATGCAGACCTACAAGTACTCTATGCTCAGCTCCGACAGGGAGGGCACGATCATGCTCCCGCTGCAGAACTCGCGGGCCAAGGCGATGCTCTGCTGCCCGGTGGACGCCAACAGCTACACGCCCGCTGCCGCCATCGCCAAGCCGCAGGGCTTCGCCTTCCGGGGGCACTCGGACAACATCACCGAGTACCGCTTCACCTACAACGGCAAGATGAACCCCGACAGGCCCGTGCCGCTCGCGAAGGTCAACAGCGGCCTGCAGGAGCAGCAGCACCTGATCGAGCTGGACAAGGCGCTGGCGATGTCGGGCATCACGCCGGCCTGCATGCAGGAGTTCTCCAGCTGCTTCATCGTGCCGCGGGCGCTCAGCCTCCAGGGCGGCTCGTACGACACGCGCTCCAAGGACTTCCAGCTGCAGGTGTCCTACCGCGAGGCGGCGATTCCGGCGCTCAACAAGCTCTGGCACATCTTCGTCAGCCACGTGCGCTCGATCGTGGTGAAGCAGGGCAACCTCACCGTACAAGTCTAGAAGAATGGCGACTACAAAGATACATGCCGCCCTGATATATCAGTACTATGAAGGAATACATCGACGTCCTACCCACCAATGTGAACCAGGTGCAGTCCGTGAGCTACCGCAACGGGAACCCGCTGGTCGAGTTCAAGATCGGCGCGCAGGAGCGGTACCTGCTCGGCTCCACCATCCGCATCAACGGCCAGATCAGCGTGGTCAAGTCCGGCACCACCGCCAACCCGGCTGAGGCCGACAAGATCGCGATGGACCCGCGGCTGGGCGTGTACGCGTGCCTCGACCAGCTGGTGGTCAGCTCGGCCAAGACCTCGCAGACCATCGAGCACATCAAGAACTACAACACCATGCTCTCGACGTACCTGCCGGTCAGCAGCTCGCCGCAGGACCTGGTCGGCCACATGGGCATCACGGGGCTCAGCTCGGCCAACGTGGACGCCAGCCTCAAGCAGATCACCACGGTGGCCGCCGACGTGGCCAACCCCGGCGCCGAGACCGGCGGCTCCAGCTTCAGCATCCCGCTGCCCTGCGGCTTCTTCCTCGGGCAGAACCCGATCCCGCTCTCCTCGAGCTGGGGCGTGCAGGGCATCAACATCCAGCTCTTCCTGGCGCCGGACAGCGCGGTGCTCTTCTCGACCGACGGCGGTAGCAGCGCTGCCGGCGCCTACTACGTCATCCGCAACCTGCACCTGACGGCCGAGGTGCAGAACCCGGCGCCGGACCAGCTCAGCCAGCTCATGCGCCAGGCCAACCACAGCTACGACTACAACTCCATCAGCGGCTTCTACGCCACGGTCCAGAGCAGCTACGCCACAATCAACTTCCAGCTCGGGCTCAAGCGCGTGCTCTCGCTGTGGTCCAGCTTCATCCGGAGCGACCACATCAACAACTACAATTTCAACTCCTTCAGCCGGCAGGACATCCGCGACGGCAGCAACCACGCGGCGATCAAGGAGGTGTTCTTCACCCGCGACTCGATCCGCTTCCCGCAGGAGTACATCATGACGACGATGCAGCACGCGGACGGCGACATCGAGCACGGCGAGGACCCGCAGATCACCCGCAACTTCATGAACGCGGTGACGCCGTTCTCGCAGCTGCGCCGCACCACCGTCAGCCCCTACAACACCCCGGGCACCAACGCCACCGACGTGAGCCTGCCCGACGGCGGCAACATCTTCGGCATCGGGGTGGCGCTGGACACCATCTCCAACCAGGGCGTCGACTACTCCAACTCGCAGTTCGGCATGGTGATTAACAGCTCGCTGGCCGGCGTCTCCCCGCAGAGCGTCTTCGTCTTCGTGCACGCCAAGCAGACGCTGCTCATGAACCCGAGCGGCATCCAGGTGCTCAGCTAAATCGCCCCCCAACACTCAGAAGAATACCCTCATTATCTATTGTACCACAACAGTATATAATGAACAACTCACCACCCGCCACCACGTCCGCAGGCTCCGTACCAGACCTCGTCAAGATCAAGCCGATCAGCACCGACCAGACCATCGACGTGCAGACATCGATCCTCGACCCGATCATCACCAACGAGCGCTTCGTGAAGTTCCAGTTCGACAACAAGGGCATCCTGCACTCCAACTCGAAGGTGCAGTTCAGCCTCAAGGGCACCGAAGGCAAGCGCCGCTTCCTGCCCCTGCTCAACGGCATCGGCTGCGTCGTCAAGCGCTGCGTGCTCATGGCCGGCTCGAAGACCATCGCCGAGGTGGACGACTGGAACCACTTCCACGGCTACAAGTCGATGTTCCTCTCGAACGAGTCGCGCAAGGAGCGCGAGGCGGTGCTCACCGGGCGCGTCGGGTCCTACGAGTACGACTACGACGACACCACTGACACGCTCTCCTCCTCCACGCTCAAGCTGGACGTGGGCAAAGACTACACAGCAACAGCGCTCAAGCTGCCCTCGACGCTCAACCTGGACAACGACCAGACGTTCCAGATCTCGCTCTCGGACTTCTTCCCGTTCCTCAAGCAGACGCAGCTGCCGCTCTACCTCATGAAGGAGACCATCACCGTGGAGCTGCACCTCACCGAGTCGAAGCACCGCTTCTGGGCGGCGGAGACAGACATCGACACAGCGGCGAAGCTCGCCGCCGTGCAGGCCGAGACCTTCGAGTTCGACCACACGCAGACCAAGTTCATCGCGGACTACATGATGTACCCGCAGGACCAGCTCGACAACTACTCGCGGCAGGTCGAGACCACCGGGCTCACCATCCCCTACTTCGACTACCTGCTCACGCGCACTACAGTCACGCCGGCAAACAACCAGCTGACCTTCACGCGCACGCTGGGCGGCGCGAACCGCATCTGCACCAAGCTGATCATCGCCAACACCAACTCGGACCTCGACGTGTCTTCCGTGGACAACGTGTACAACTCGCAGTACAAGACGTTCGACAGCGCCGACACGATCAAGGTACAGATCAAGTACAACGACCGCAATCTCTTCCCACGACCGCTCGAGAACTCCGCGCTGCTCTTCAACCACCTGCAGGCCTGCGAGGGCGTGCCGCCGTTCATCAGCAAGCAGGAGTGGGACGGCACCCGCAGCAGCTCCGTCTCCACGGACACCGTCGAGGGCTACACCACGCGGGCGGCCCTCACCGGGGCGCCGAAGAACTACCTGGCCTTCAGCCTCAACCGTGGCGAGCGGGTCAACTCGCGCGGCGTGGAGCTCGAGATCACCATGCCGCTGGCGGGCGGCTCCGCCTACACGCAGCGCGCCTGGCTCGAGGTGGCCAAGGTCATCACGCTCAAGGACGGCCGCATGATGTGCACGGAGGCGTGATCATGTTGGTTTTTTAATGTTTTTGCTTT